TATCGTCATCACCGCCAGAGCTCATTCCAGCACCGAAAGCGGCAACGTCATCGACGGGCTTGCCATTGACAAAGTATTGCCCACCAATCGATCCACTGTAGTTCACGCCATTCTTATATTTGACGTAATCACCCTCAGTCTTTATTCCCAATCGGGTCGCTTTCTCATCGCTGCCGACAAGCGCTACAATTTCTTCATCAACATCACTGACTTGTGGGCGAGCGCGGCCCATTTTGTCATTGCCTATTATGTCGTTCGTGATGTTTGTCAGCATATTGCCAGCATTGCCTTTGCCGTCCGAGCCGCCCATGCCGTCATTATTAACGCCGCCTGTTTTGTTCACCTTGGGGTCATTGGGATCGACATAGTTGTTTACGCCGTCTGGATCGAATATTGAACCCTCGGTGCTGTAGGACGAGCCCGACCGCCCAGCGCCGCCTTTGTCAAACATATCAGCGACACTATCAAAGCCCATAAGAAGAGGGTTTTTGCTCGCAGAACTTGAAGATGAAACAACTGGCACCCTGTCGTCGCTGTCACTTCCCGTATCGGTGTAGGTTTGAGTGGCGGCGTTCCTGTCAGCGTTGCCCGCTGACCTGTTGGATGCAGCGGCTATGCCTGTGACTTCATTGCCAGCAATGTTATCGTTGTCGTATGTTTTGTTGTTCTGGTCTGGGGATGAAGCACCTGGGCCGCCACCGTCAAACATATCGCCGATACTCGAGTAGCCACCAAAGAAAAACTCCATCTCGCCCGTCTCGGGGTTAAAGCTGGTCGCGCCGCCCATATTCTTGAGAAGGTTCGCGGTGAATGGCGTGGCTTGGATACTGTACTTGTCTCCGCCTCTGCCTTGGCTCGCAGCCTTGACCCCCATCGCGGCGGCTTGTTTGCGGTTTGCAATCGAGATACCCGTGTTCGGGCCAAAAATCTGTGTGCTAAAAGCCATGTCGGCCTCCTCTATCTGTGGTCAATGTATGCGATATTGATGGGCGGGGTCGTCCCATTAGAAGCCACCCGTCTTCCAGCCCACGGGCAGGTATTTCTCAAACCAAACTTGGTCTGCTTGCTGCTTGGCGAGTTCCTCGGCTTTCTCTCGAGCGATGCGCTCTGCTCGCTCTCGGCGAAGTTTTGCAAACTCGCCCTCAACGGGGGCGTCTGGGTCGCGAGCCATAATCTCTTCAAACGTCATTCCTTCGGTGCCATCATCAGGGAGCTTCCGCGTTTCTATTTCATTCCGCAGTAATTCTTTGGCGTCAGAAATCATTTCTTCGTTTTCTTCTCTTGCCATGCCATATTCGTAAGGGTCTAGGTCAGGTCGAGGGCCACCGTCTCCGCCTCTCATACTGTACTCGGGGTAATAAATATTGCTTTCGTACTTGGTTATTTGGTCAAGCATTTCTTCCAGTTGCTCGTCTGAAAGCTGGGCCATGTCGTCTATATCTAAGCCACCACGAATGCCCAATATCCTAACGACATCGCCGTTGGCGTCATCCATAGCCAATAGTGCTTCTTGTTCAGCTTCGTGGGCTTCTATAAGTCTTGGGTCGATAAATTCACCGTCCGCGTTCGTTGCGTAAATACTAGCATCACTATCATTGATCGTTCTGCCACGCATAACGTCGATCTCAGTCCTATTGATGCCCGACACCTCTAATTCGCCTTCCTTTTCCTTCACAGATTTCATGGCGCTTGCAAAAACATCCGCGAATGGCCCGCCGCGCTTGGACGCAGCCTTTGCCGCTGTCTTTGCTGTAGCTTTAACCGCGTCCACGATAATGTCGCCGCCCGCTACTGCTACCGAGCCACCCACAGCCGTTGCGGCGGCCCCCTTGTTGAATGTACGGCGGGTCATTCCTTCTTTGGGTTTGCCCGTCTGTTTGGCTATGGCTTTTGCCAAGCCCTCGCCTACCTCGTCAGAGGTTTGTGCTGTGTAGCCCGTTAGAGCTTCTGTCATCGCCGAGCCTGCGCTGCTGCCCATGACCCTGCCATAGATTGCGGCGGGCAGGACTGCGGCTGTGGCTTCTACTGCCGAGCCCGTGGCGAGCCCCGCACGTTCATCAAGCGTAAGCTCGCGGTCGTACCACTGCCCGTCCGCACCCACGACTGTCTGGGTGCCGTCTCCCGCGTCACCGCTGTCGGTCATGGCTTGGTCAATCATGGGTAGCGGGTTTATCATCTGCGCGAGAGTAAGAGCGCCGCCGCCTATGTCGCTGGGGGAGAGGGGAAGGTGGCGTAGCTCTGGCGGAATGAAGGGTGTTGCCGCGTCCTCAAAGTCATAGACCGCGCCAGATATTGCGCCCGTGACGGGAGCGATGAAGTTGTCAACGCTATCCATCCATCCCTTGCTACGCTCGTAGCGCTTTTGCTTGGTAGACGCAGACGGGTTTATATACTCAGCGAGCCCAGCCATTTACATACTTCCTCTTGCTTTCTCGGACGGGTTGATCTTCGGAAACGCTGTCATGTCTTCCGTTCCGAAATAGTTGTCTAGCTCCATTCCGACAGACGTGGCTCCTGAGACAAAATCGTTAATTGCTGGCACAGCGGTTTCGACAAACCCGCCCCATGCACTTTTTGCTTTCTCAGAAATTTCGCGAGAGAGGACGCGAGCCGAGTAGTCAAAGCCTTGCGTTTCTTTCTTGCTGCCGCGCCGCTTTTGCTCGTCCTCGATTTTTTCGGACTGCTCGAGAATGGCGGCGAGGTTTGCTCCCACGTTGGGGTTGCCCATCGAGCCATCACGAGCCACGGTCTCTCGTGCTTCTCTCGCTAAGTCTGCCTGCATTCTTTTGAGGTCGCTGTCTTCGTAACCCCGATAAGCGTGGGCCATCGCTACACGCCCCATAAAGCCGCCGTCCATATTGTAGTCGAGCATCTGGCTTGCGTAATTGAGCGCCTTACGAGCATCGAGCTTTGCGTTTCGCATTCCCTCTTCGCCCTTGTCGTAAGTCATCTCGGTGTAGCCAGTGTCATCGTCACCCACGAATAGGTGGAACAAGCCGTCATCGCCTTGCTCCCCAAACATTGAGCCTCGCAAGTTTTGCTGGGTCTCTCGATCTAGCTGGCTTCGCATTTGATCCATCGCCGACACAAACATTTGCGAAGAGACAAAGCTCTCGGTTGTGTCTTGTAACTTTTGAAGGTGAGTTGGGGTTTTGTTTCCTGACATTGATCTGTCGCCGTTTCCGCGAGTGTCTATATAGTGCAACCCAGAAGTTGCCATTGGGCCTGCCGAGCCAACATCTGTCTCAACGCTCTCGCGGTAGACAGCAGGAAATAATGTTCGCACGTCCATATTGCGGAACTGAACGGCGGCCTCGTCCTCGGGGGCAACATAGTCGAGAGACGGCTTTGGGTCAGGCGGAGGTGGCAGCATTGATCTTAGCATCTCAAGCTCTGGATCGTTGATGAGAACAGACTGTGTGCCATCCGCCTGCATATTCGCCATCATAACGTCAGGCTCGATGCCGTACTCCGTTAAGTTTCCCTGCGCGTCCAATCCCATCATGCCTGTGGTGCTCGACATTTCTGGGTCTTCTGGACGAAGGCGGGGTCGCAAAGATGTCTCGGGAGCGTTGCTTTGGTAAGCGGGCATCTCGAGAGTTTGCCCGCCTCCTTGCTTGGCTCGCTCGATACCTGCGGCCTCGTCCTCGGGACTTTGATCCCACGTTCCCGCAGGGTTGAAGTTTATGCCTTTGGCGTCCCTATCCATAATAGTGTGTATCTCCTGTGAGCGAGAATTAAGCGCTGGGCCGCTTTCGTAGAAGGGCCACTTGCCCTCGTTAATTTGGCTTTCCCAATGATCGAAAGCCTCGCCCTCGGTTAAAGGGCGGTCTGGGTTTACGCTTGGAACCCAAGCGGGAACCGATACAAACTTGCCCTTGTGTGGGCCGCGCTCGATCAGGATGCCCGTCGAGTAAACTGTCATCGGCCTGCCTTGACTGTCTCTCCCCACGCGACCCGTTTTCATTGAGTTGTTGTGGTACTCAACGATCCGCTTTTCTTGAGGGGAGAGTTTAAGGTCAGACATTTGTGATGACGCAGGCCAAGGTTACTTCGATATCAGTGAGCGAGCTTTGCGATGTAATCTCGAAGCCGATCTCTCGTGAGGTTGTTGTCGCGTCTACTGCGATTGATGCCGAGAGGTTCTGCTCGGTAAGCGTTGACGATACGGGGATCACATCGCCAGCGTTGGTGCCGTTGACACGAAGCTGGATGTTGCAAGTTCCCGAAGTGGATTTAGCAGCGACCGCATCGATCCGCACGTTTTGTTTGAACGCACGAGTGACTTTCTTGACCCCATTAGATACCGAGCCCGTTTGCTGGAAAAAGTACGAGCGCGTTGCAAAAGTGTCGGGTAGCTGTGCGACAGGAAGTTTGCCCGTGCTGTCGAGACCAGCAACGCCGTCCGCTGCGCCCATATAGGTTTTGGGAACTAGGGCTGTCTGGTCAACGTCACTAAATTCCAAGCCGCCGCCCGTCGAGTTAATGCGGAGAAACTGCAAAGCGTTCGATGTCGAGAATGCTGGAATGCCTGTGTCGGGTGAGGTAAGGAGCCAGCCTGTTCCGTTGTAGAACTTTAGGACGTTGGGGCTGGCGGCTGTGTCCACCCACATATCGCCAGCGTTGGCGGAGGCTGGCTGCGAGGCGGACACGTAAACACGACCACGATTAGCGAGCAGAGTTGAGATGCCGTCCACTTTGGACTGCGGGATTTGGTTGTCAGTGACAGCTATATTTGTGTACGGGATCAGGCCGTCAGCGTTTGTGAACTTGTCCTCGGTCATCAGCCCTGAGACGCGAACCTGAGAAGTGTCCTCGATAATAATAAAGGTCGCGATATCACCCGCCGACATGGCGCTCGTAAATGTGATGGTCGAGTTTGTCGGCTGTTGCGTGTAGTCGTTCGTGCCGCCCTGACGCTGTAGGACGCCGTTGCGATAGACAAGCACGGATTGATTTGCTGTGTGGCTGAACGGGAACACCGCTTGTGCTGCTGCGGCAATAACGTCTGATCGGGTGTACCCGCTATCGTTTGCGCTCTGCACCTTGTAAATAGTGACCAGATCGTTCGCTGATGTCGCCGACCCAAGTGTTACCGTGTTTGCAGTGTTGCTGCTCGTAAAGGTCGTCTCCGCTTGGAGAGCGCCGTTGATGTAAACAACGATGGCGTCCTGCGCTTCGTGGACAAAAGAGAACACGGTTGTCCCTGTTGGATAAGGGATCGAGCCGCTGACAGTTGCGTTGACAACATGATCTTCTCGGCCCGAGAAGAGCGGCGAGCCGATTGTGCCCACATCCGAGCCTGACACACCGCGCAAATCTGCGACTGACGCAAGAGTTGTCCAGCCTTGCTCGGCTTCCGTGTAAGTGCCGACACGATATTGCAGCCCGTTAATGCTGTCGTTTCGTAACTCGAGAGGCGCAACTAATTTGCCAGTGCTGTCGAACAGTATTTTGACAAGCTCCGCGAGGGTGTTTTCTCCAAGCTCTGTGGCGTTTAGGTAGCGGACGATATTCTCAATATCCGCACCAATATTGCCAGAGCTTGTATGATTTCCAGGGTACAGTACCTTGAGGCGAGCCATTCTATTTCTCCTTGTGCATGAGGAACGCGAACGAGATCATCGTGACATCGCTATCAACGTCTTTTTCTTCTGTCCGAAAACGCATTCTGACGCCTCGGAACGTGTGGTTAAATGGGAAAGTAAAGTCTTGCTTGAGTGGCGCGTCACCCCAGCGTTCGTCGCCAGCTATGCGATCCAAGACGACTTCGATTGAGTGCATATCGCGACCATCCTCATCGGTGAAATCGACGAAGAAGCGGCCCGTACCCGTTGCTTGGATCACAAACGAGTGAGTGCGCTTGTTGCCAATAAAGTCTCCTAGCCAAAGCACAGGAGTTTCGGCAACCATTGGAGATCGGCGGAGATCAGACAAGCCAGTGTCCTGCACGAAAGTTCGGCTCGTACTTTCGTAAACGCCGTCCGACGTTCCGAACATAAGGCGACCGCCCAAGAACGTGCCGCACCTCGGGAGGAGCGTGTCGCCTAGCTGGAAGTTTACCATCTCGTAGCCCGAGCGAAAGTTCATCGAGAGGCGTTGCGTAAACCTGCCGCCCGCTCGTGGGAAGAATACATGGTAAGTCTGCTCGTCAGGATCAAAGACCGCCGAAATCGTTGTGGGGTCGGGCGTGGTACGAACAAGCTCTTGGTATAGCGGCTCGATCTCGTCAGACAGAGAGGCTTCCGCAATGGTCAGCCCATTTGTCTCGTTACGCATAATCGAGTGAATACCTCTGCGAGAACAGAACAGCAGGTCGGAGCCCGCGTTGATGATCGTTCCGTGCGAGATGCACCCGATACGGAGGTTAGCTCGGCTGTCGAGTTGCCATTCCTCGAAGCTGGGGTCGATGATGTAAACGAGCGTTTGGTCTTGCGTAAACACGGCAAGGCGGTTGGCCTCGAATGTACCCAGCCCGATGATCTGGTCAGCAGTGCCGATCAAGTTCGAGATGTCGATAAAGGCGGCCCGTGTTACCTCTGCGGTGGTGGCCTCTTCCTCAAGAAAAATGTCTGGGTTATCAACGCGGCTAAACTCGATGGTGGTCGGCCTGTCCTTAAAGCCTGCGACCGCAAGGCGGCGCTGGATGGGAACGCCGAAAGCTGGCTTGATCGAGGCAGTAGATGTCGAGAACTGGAACCCGTCATACTTGAACATTTTGGTGTCGAGAGAAAAAATATGCACCTGACCCTTAAAGTTGGTCATGTGAACAACAGCGTCTTTGTCGTATGCGCTCAAGACAACGTGGTCACGGTCGGATCGTAAGTGCGTAGCGGCTGCGTCTGTCTCGGCGTAGACAACGCCCTCTCGGCTGTAGAAGCGCAGAGCCTTGATGGGAAAGCGGCTCGAGCTTTTGTGTAGAAAGAATGCGGGGTCGCGGATTAGCTGGCCTCGGTAATCAACGTAGCAATTTTTAAGTTCCCAAAAGTTTTGGTCTTCCTCTGTCTCGAGTGCAGTAATGTCACGAGAACGGTCAATGCCCCGAAAACCATAGTAGGTCTTCGAGGCAGACTTTACTGCGATTGGAGAGTATGTAAGACGACCCATTTAGTACGCCTTTTCTGTGGTTACGGGTGCGTAGGATTTGTTTGAGCCACCGTCTGTGACCATGCGGGTGTACGCTTTGTTGCCGTTCGCTCGCTCGTGAAGGATGTTGTTCATTCCAGCTTGGTAAAGCTGCAAGAAAACCATAGCTTTCTCCGAGCCCTGCTGAATGAAGTAATGAGCGGTCAGCCCGTCTATCATAATCATGTCAGGGATAGCGCGGCTTTGGGTGATGTCAGCGTAATAATCGATATCGCCGCCCGTCCAATACGGGTGTTGGCGAACGTCCTCGACCACTCGGTTTGCGAGTTCAATCATCATCATCATCACCTCGCCGTCGATGCGGGACGGGCTAAAGTTACCCGCCCGAACAAGAGCCGAGCGCACAAGATTTTCGAGCGGGGTAAAGTTTCCCGTGCCCGCCGCAAAAGGTTTTTGGACGCTCAGTTCAGCCATTGTTACTCTTCCTCAATTTCCATGATGCGGCCTGACCAAACGAGATGATGGCCCGACATTGCTTTTCTGTACTCAGCAGGAACGTCCCATTGCACACGCTCGCGGTTTAAATCCCACGCGCCAGAAAAACGCTCTTCACCACAACGAAGGTCAAAGACGCCGTTCTCTTCGTTTACCGTCGCGTATCTGACTGTGGCGGATGCTTTCTTCTTTTTAGTCTTTGGTTTCTCGTCAACGTACGCCTCGTTCTCGGGGGTGGCGGGATCGTCAGCGATAAAACTTCCTGTGCTCGTGCGGGCTCTTTTTCTTGCCATTACTTTGCTCCTGTTTTGTGTGGGACTTTTATCAATGTTTTTTGGTTCTCAGTCGTCCCAAACGAAAAGGGCCGCGCATAAGCGCAGCCCCCCTCTTTGGTATTGCTCTGGTAATTAAGCGACTAGGTTCCAGTTTTTGATGTAAGTGTGAACCTTGTCCTGAGTTAGCTCGAGGCCGCACTCAGAAATGTACTGATGCTTCACGCTGTCAGCGTCATTGGCTTGCAGATCACGCTCAAGATTTGTGTCGCGACCGTCGAGGTAGCGATACTTGACGTAAGGGAAGTCAATGATGATTGCCGCCGTGTCCATTCCAGGGACTTGACGGAACTGTGGGTGAAGATGAACCATCAAGTCACCAGCAAATGTCGAGTAGGACGAAAGGCTTACGCCGTAGCTTCCTTCGACAACGGTTGGAGACCAGCGGTCTTTACCGAACTTTTGAAGGTGTCCCGCAACTTTGGCACCACAGAACATGAGCTTCTGTTTGGAGCCGAATGCGAAGATGTCCTCGACCAATGCGCGGTCGAATTGATCCTCTGTCATTGTGTTTGACGCTGTTGAGCGATCAATCACGCTAGACAAGGTGTTGACGAGGCCGCCAGTGTAACGAAGTGGCTGGGCTGTCGAGCCGTTGCTTTCGGCTTTTTTGCCAAACAGCATTGCTCTCTCGATGTCCATCATGTGCATCTTGAGAGCTTTAGTCGCCATCTCGTCTTCTTTGTCACCAGTGCGAAGGTTTGTGGCCTTCAATGTGTTGGTGACGGTGAAGGCGGTTTTGAAGATTTGAGTGTAGTTCGAGGCTACAGTCGCATCGAATGATACGCCAGTTGGAGAGCCCGTGCCTTCCGCATGTGCCGTGCCAGCGATATACAGTTTGGTATCGTCGGCAATCGCAGCCGCGCCACCGCCAATACCACGTTCAACCGTCAAGGTTGTCGCGCCACTGTCTGCGGTACACCGCATGACTTCGTTAGTCAGCGAGTTCACAACGATTGTACCAGCCACCGCGAACAAGTTGTCAGCACCAGCGTCTACAGTAATCGTAGTCGCTGAGTTGCTCAACGCTCCGTTTACTTGCAGGGTACGAGCAGGAAGCTCGTCACGAAAGTTTTTGTACTCGGGGTCATCGGTCGCTTCCGAGTTCGTCATTGCAAGCAATGCCTGTAGCGGTGCGCTGCCATTTGGCTCAAGAAGACTGTATAATTCGCGATAATTCTTCGGGCGGAAGTCCGTGCTAAACGTACCTGTGCCCCGTAGTCCTTGGATAGCAGTCATTGCTAATCCTCCTTCGGATAGGGTTTAATTTTGGTTGGAACGTCAGAAGCCTCGCGGAATTTCACGCGGGATAAATCGTATTCCTGTTTAACATCGACTTCACGAGAGCCTTGGCGCTCACCGATATTGATGACCAGAATACTTATTTTTGCAGGGTGGTCGTCCCTAT